CTGGACTGTCTGTGGGGGTTGCGGCTCCGGCAAAGCAAACGCTAGATTTGGAGGAAGATATACCGGAAACCAAGCAAGAATTAGTTACGGATTTGGAAAAGCTTGCATTTGATTATCAGGACTTTTCCTCCAAAAGAACCAATAAACTAGGCAGCATCGCCGGAACTTATGTTGGTGAGGGCGGAGAAAAAGTAAAAAGCGAACCCATGCCAAAAGCCAAAAGAGTTACAAAAAAGGCGTTTTTGCAAGAATTCAAGAGAGAAGCTGGTTCTTTGAGATCTAAAGGGGGCAATGAGTAAGAAACCTAGCTTCGAAGAAAAAATTGGAGAGATTGATCAAGAGATAGCGAAAAGAAGAAACAAGTGGAACCTTAACGCCTTATCTTGGATTGACTTCGACGACATAAGCCAAATACTAAGGATACACATCTATAAAAAGTGGCATTTGTACGACCACTCAAAACCTCTTCCTCCTTGGTTAAATAGAACGATATCTAATCAGCTCAAAAATTTAATTAGAAACAACTACAGCAGCTTTGCTAGACCTTGTCTAAGGTGCGCTGCGTCAGAGCCAGACAACTTATGCAAAATATATGTTCAACAGTGTAGCGACTGTCCGATATATAAGAACTGGGAAAAAAATAAAAAAGACGCATACAACATAAAGATACCTGTCCCATTAGAAGGACACGTTCAGGAGATCTCTTCACAGAAACTAGATACTCATAATATTGAAGCCTCAATAAAAAAAGTAAACAAAAAAATGGAAGAGGTCCTTAAACCTATAGAATGGAAGGTGTACAGAATGCTGTACATAGAAAATAGGTCAGAAAGCGAAGTAGCCACAGAAATGGGGTATAAAACCTCTGAAAAAAATAGGTCTCCCGGATATAAACAGATCACAAACATAAAAAGATCTATTATAATAAAGGTTAAGAGGTCTATTCAAAAAGACGAGATAGACATTTTTTGAGTTATGAACGAAGAAAGGTATTTCTCCAAAGACGGTTCGCCAACAACGTACTTTGAGGATAATGGGTTGTCGTTAGACAAGCAAACGGAAGTTCTACAGAAGTGGAACGAAAGCTTAGAGGATCCGCCGTCTCTGAATGAGCTGGTTTCTATTGGTTTTCCGGACGACCCTGCTCCAGACGGAAGGTCGAAAAACGGTAGACTAACGAAAGAGTTTTTGTCGTCCAGAAAAATAAAAGCCAGAGGATCTCAGGTATACGTGCCCTCTAAAAAGTTTGAACTTACAGAAGAGCACAAGCAATACATTGCCGAAAACGCATCTATAATGAGGCCAATAGATATTGGCAGAACGATGACAGGCAAACCAGAGTTGACTAACTTAGACTTAGAAGTAAGGGCCGTCAGGGACTACATAGAGGAACTAAGAAGGTCAACAGGAAGCTTTTACGAAGACAGGACGGTGGAAGAAGTGGAGATGTGGAAGCCCCCCACCACCTTCGGCAAGACATTATCTAAAATAAATAAATATATTCATATTAAAATAAAAGAAGATAAGATGACGACAGCTCAAAAAAAATGCATTAACGCGCTAATGGGCTATCTTCATTCGTATAGATTCATACATCAAATAAGTAACCTTTCAAACGAAGGTGATAAGACTCTTTTTGAAAGCAGCTTCGTAAGATACACAAACGATAAAAGCGACCTGACTCAAGAGGAGGTAGACCAATATATAGTTTTGTCTGTCGAGGTTGTTTTGTCTTCAAACATCCTAAACAGGATAGAAAGACTTAACAACATGTTAGACACAACCGCAAGCGACACCGAAGGAAGAAAAATATCGATGGGGCTAGTAGAATCAATTCGGCACGCTCAGACAGAGTACAACCAATCAGTAACGAGACAACAAAAGTTACTCGAGAGCTTAAAAGAAAAAAGAAGCCAAAGGCTTAGTAAGCAAATTAAAGAAAACGCTTCGATACTTAATTTGGTTCAATTATGGAAAGATGAAGAATCGAGATTAGAGTTACTAGAACTTGCGCAAAAACAAAAGGCTTCGATACGAGAAGAAGTGAGAAGGCTCTCATCGTTAGATGAAGTTAAGTGCAGGATAATGGGATTAACTGAAGAGGAAGCTATAAATGGTTAACTGTAAGGTTTGCGATAAAGAGTTTAAGTCGGAAAAAAGTCTGCACGCTCATATAAAATGTCACGACTTGAGGCTAGCAGAGTATTATCAGAAGTTTCACGCTAGAAGGGATTTGTTTTCTGGAGATTTGATAAAGTTCAAGTCAAAGGAATATTATTTATCTACAGACTTCAACAACAGAACAAACTTAAGAAAGTGGTTGGAGAATCAGGCTGACGACGAGAAGAAGAAGTATTGTGAAAAAATATTAAAGGCTAGAATCAAAAAAAAGAACTTGTTCTATGCCCCGTCTCAGGTTGAGTTAAGGTCCGTAATGAGCCCACCAGTCCAATACTACAACAGGGTGTTTGGGGACTATAACGATTTATGTAACGAGCTTGGCCTAAAAAATAAGTTCGATAAGCTAACCGACGAAGCAATTGAAGAGACAAAGCCGCCGGAAGACTGCAAAATATACATAGACACAAGAGAGCAAAAACCGTTTAAGTTCGATGTTCCTTTTGAGATAAAAACTTTGAAGTTCGGAGACTACGCCCTCAGCGATAAAAAAGTTTCTGGAAACTGTTACATAGAAAGGAAGTCTTTAAATGACTTCATAGGAACAATGAGTGGGGGGTATGACAGGTTCAGGAGGGAGATAGAAAGAGCGATAACTGAAGACGCCTATTTAGTTGTTTTAGTTGAAAGATGTATAGAGGAAGCGATGAACTTCAATAAGCTTCCATATGTCTCCAGTAAAATCAGAGCTACGCCAGAATATATATTCAATAGAGTTAGGTCGCTGAACCAAGACTTTAAGAACATACAGTTTTTATTTGCTAAAACAAAGACCGAAGCGATGAGGCTCTGCAAAAAAATGTTCTTTTCTAATCAGTGCTTTAAGAAACGAGATCTTCAGTTAGCTTATGACTTGAAGATGCTGTGATGAAAGGATATATTTGTTTAACTTATAATGAAGCTTGCGCTATAGTATTAATAGCATTGTTGATAGCTTATCTAGATTAGCATGTGGTACTCTCCAGATAAATACGACAGTGGAATAGAAGATGTAAATTCTACCCTTCTCGGCCTCGAGGGCGAGCTAGAGGACAAGCAGGCCAGAATAAGCTTGGCTAAATTCCTTAGGAACAACCTAACGATGACAACATACTGGCTCACCGGCATAAAGCTAGCCCCATATCAAGAGATAATGCTTAAAGGTTTTCTTAATAGAAATTTTAGCATGTGTGTTTGGGGTCGGGGCTGCGGCAAAACTTTTATAGCAAGCATATTTTGTTTTTTGCAATGCATATTTGAACCCAACACGAAAATTTTAATAGCTGGCCCAACGTTTCGTACGGCAAGGTTTATATTCAACAATATAAAAAATATAGTAGAGACCAAAGAGGCCAGACTCCTAGCTCAGGCTTTTGGCGCGAAGACAGAAAGAAACGACCAACACGAATGGAAAATCAATGGAGGAACTATAACTGCAATACCGTTAAACGGGGAGAAGGTAAGAGGCTTTAGGGCAAATGTTCTTGTTCTAGATGAGTTCATGCTAATACCGGAAGAAACCATTAAAAATGTTTTGATGCCGTTTTTGGTTTCACCTCAAGACCTGAAGAAAAGGTTGCAGGTCAGAGAACAAGAAGACGAGCTAATCAAAAAAGGAAAAATGGAAGAAAGCGAGAGGATGGTTTTCGAAAACAATACCAAGATGTTGGCTCTCTCTTCTGCCAGCTACACATTTGAAAACTTATACAAAACTTATAAAGACTGGATGGGGAAAATATATTCTGATGAAAAATCGACAGAAGCCTCTTATTTCATTTCTCAAATGGGTTATGAGTCCTTGCCAGTGCAAATGATAGACCATACAATTATCGAAGAAGCCGCAAGCGGCGGGTTATCAAACTCCTCTTTTCAGAGAGAATATTGCGCAGCTTTCACAGACGGAAGCGACAGCTATTTTAGTGGGAAGAAAATGCACGACTGCACAATACCGGATGGAGAAGAGCCAACCACGAGAATATACGGCAACCCAGACAAAAAATATATTCTTGGTATTGACCCAAGTTTTAGCAATAGCCCATCTTCTGACTATTTTGCTATGTCTTTACTCGAAATAGACGAAGAAAAAAAAGACGCAACGCTCGTTAACGGGTATGCTGTAGCTGGAGGAGACCTTAGGGATCATATAAAATATTTAGGTTATCTCATGACCAATTTTAATATTGTTATGATTTGTATAGATAATGCTGGTTATCAGTTCATAGACGGAGCCAATGAATCAGAGTTTTTTCTTGACAATAAAATAAACATAAAGTTTTTCAATTTCCATGGAGAGAAAGAAGGCGTCGAAAGGGACATTATGCTAAGGAAGGCGAAGATGGAGTATAATCTTGAAGATAAAAAGATTTGCTTTAAGCAGGTTTTCTCTACGGACTTCATAAGAAAAGGCAACGAGAGGCTTCAAGCTGACATCGATCACAAAAGAATATGGTTCGGCTCCAGAACCACCGCCAATGGGCCTGTGTTTAATAAATTTACCTCCAGAAGGGTTCCAGTCAAGCTGACCAACTGCGAAAATGTGCTTGAATTGATCGAAGTCCAAGACGACTTGGTATACCAAACAAAAAAACAATGTGCGCTAGTTGAGGTAAAATCGACCACAAAGGGAGTGCAATCCTTCGACCTTCCATCACACCTGAAAAGGAGCACCTCGGTGAATAGAGCGAGAAAAGATAACTATACAACTCTAATGCTTTCTAATTGGGCAACTAGGTCGTATTTTGATATAATTAACCTAAAGGGGGAAAACGTGAATAACACTTTTGTTCCGATGATGATTTAAAAAGTGTAAAAAACACCAAGTTTTACAATGAAAAAAGAGACCGCAAAAAAGACCCCAGTTAAAAGGACTAGGGCAGCAGCAAAGCCTAAAGTAGAGCCCGCAGAACCACTAATGGTTTCTACAGCTGTTTCGAATAGTGACATATATCCAGATCAAAATAGTCAGACTAGAACAAGATCAAACAGGTCAGCTTCTATTCTTAGAACGAACAGATTCAAAAATATAGAAGACGGGCTAATTCCGTTTAAGTA